CAACATCCACTCGACTTCAAAGAGCACCTTCTTCATTTCTGGGGTGTCGAGCTTGATCTCCTCATCGAAACCCATGGCTGCGGTCTTGCCTTTGCCTTTCCACATAGAAGCCCATGGCAATCCAGGACTAGAAGCACGTGGCATGCCACATAAGAACCTCTCGCCTGGCACGCCTCGAAGCGCCTCCTCAATTGTGAGCACTCGACGATACTTTGGTGGTTTCAGGCCAATGAGCTTGTCAGCCACGAGGCGCTTTGCTTGATCCAGCCTGTGAGGCGGGATGCCTCGGACATACTTGTTGTACTTCATGCTAGCGAACTCCAGCGCGTCAACGCCATTGTGTTCACGCAAATTGGCCGGACGCTGAGTACACTCAAAACCAATTTTCCCGTAAATGGGGCTCTTGGTGAGCTTGCTCTTCATAGGGCGCGGTTGCGACACGACGTGGAACAAAGGTTCGCAACCAGCTGGGCCCTTGTGCCCTCCTTGCACCACAATTTCAGCGGTGGCAGGAGGGATGCACTTCTCCACATCGTCCACACGAAGGTGCACCCGCTTGCCCAACGCCTCAATCGCGTCAATGAGGTCCTCGCGAGCCACACGCGCTGAGTACGCAGTGGGTTGGCCCTTTGGGCATCCGGCCACATGAATGCCATAGATGGCCTGCGGCGCAGGAGTGCTGATTACACCCACAAGCGCTCCGCAGTCACCTTGCCTCGTTGTGTAAGACGACATGATGCTGTGGGAGGTGCCGGTTTGGCTGTAGCTGACGCGGCCAGCATAGGCACAAAGACCGGTCTTCTCAACCATTGTGTACTCATCCTTGTCGATGCCGCAGAAGTACGAGTGCGAACCGTTCGGGATGTGATATGTTTTTGACAAGAAGTGCTTAACGATGTTCTTTCCCCTGCGCACCTGATCGAGATACACGATCACAGTGTCATCGTCCAAGGAACCCACGCGCTCGAAATCGAGCACGCATTCACCATCCTCGAAACTCATGAAATCCTTGAGGTACACATTTTGTCCAGACACCGCATCCTTTTTAATATCGCCATTGCTGGTGAACACTTGTTTGAGAACCAAATACGAATCTCTGTCGCGTTCGAATGCCGCTGCCCAATTTTCCATGATGTGGTGGGGCAAGAGCGCAACCTGGCTTTGGACCATGGTGAGGATACCAGTGGTTGTGGTCCCAGTCGAGGGTATGCGACAGTCAACCCGGAAGCAATTGGACCGGACGGCTGACTTGATTATGTCCTCCACGCCACGCGTCCCTAGCTCCTTGCCCGCCTTCCGAGCCTTGATGATGGGCCTACGCAAGGGATACACGGACTCTGGGTTCACGCTAGGTGCCACGGTGGGCGGAGCCGCAACCTGGTCGTTGCGCTGCGTGACATTCTGGAACAAACCAAAAACGTACCCGACTAACTTGGCAATGCCATAAATCATGGTCACGTTAGCCACAATACCAGTGAGCCTAGTTAAGGCACCGTAGAGATAATTCTTGTTGCTGAAATCAAACAACCCCGTACGCAACCTCATACTCATGATCGCATCGGCGAAGAGCTGGATGGCTGCCTCAGGATCGCGCTTGGCCTCAAACGAAATGCATGCATCATCAATGGTTTCTTCCTTTGGCAGGGTGTTGTAGCCATTGGTGTAATGATAGATAATGCGTTCGTTGTAAATCTTGTCATATTCAGCACGCGTTATCTTCGGCATGCGGCACCCACGCTCGAGAATCGTTAATGTGTGACCGTCGAACTTGTGCTTGAGAGACAAACCCTTCCGGAAGTTTTCAAAGGAGCCAAACATTGGTGACTTGTAGCACGCAGCGCACACGCAATCCTTGACTTTCGTTATAGGATTCGTTTCCCTCTCGCCACTTTGTGCCTCGAGCTCAGTCTCGATGTAACCGAGCTGTGCTTCAAGTGCATCAGCGTACTTGAGGTTGCCTCGTGCCTCCGCAACATTGCCCACGCGCAGATCAACGTCCTCATTGAGCATCTTTTCAACATCCTCATCCAGGCCTTGACCCTCGCTGGACAAACGTGAGGCGATGATGTCATCGACCGACTCTTGGACCATCTCTAACATGTTTATACCCTCGCGTTTGTTTGACTCGTATTGTTGCACAACACTGTCAACGAACTCGTCGACGGAGTACTCGCGCTCATCCAACTTGCCCCATTCAACGCTCGTCATTTTGTGAAGCACCAAATGTGGGAAAGCTGGCTGACCCTTGGTACGGTTCAACATGTACTGTCGGAGTTTTTCCTTATCGAGACGGCGGTTCTGTGGTGGACCGCTTGCGGTGTCGTTGGTTGCCCAGTTGGGCTTTACACAAACACACCAGGCGAAGTCGAGCCTCCTGAGCACAGCTTGTGGTTCCTGAATGCTCGGCATTTGGTCTGGCCTAAATGTCTCGCGGTTTGTTGTAAGCCACACAAACTCTGAACGGAAGTGATACTTGCCCTTATCCTCCAAAGCCGCCATGTTCAAGCAATAAGGGTTGTTGTTGTTGAGCATGATCAACTCCGAGAAAATCGACTCACCAGTCGCGCTATCGCGAATGAAGCCAAACTCATCAATGAGCATATGTTGTTGTCCCTTGTAACCAGAATAATATTGATCTTTTTGATTGTATGAGTACATGAAATTGCCTCGGTTCTTAAGGAAGTCTTCAAGTTTGTCACGCGGGAGCACTCGCGAAGCAACAACTGGCCAAGACCAGTTCATGAGGGTTGTTTTTCCGATGCCGGGTGCTCCTGTTAACAACACAGTGACAGGCGTGGTACGCTGGCCACTACAGTAAACATTCATGGAGCCGAGGTGAACCATCATTAAGTTCAACACACGTTTGCATTCGACCACATCACGGATTTGAAGGTCCGTGCCCCCGCTGGCTCTAAGCTCATTGATAACCTTCTCGGCCTCAGCGTAGAGCTCGTTACACTGGTGCAACACAGACTGATCTCGCAATCCGCTATAAAACTGATCGCGCAACGAGTGCACCTTTGCCACATACTGTTCAAGGAAAAAGTACGGATCGGACTTGAGCTTGATTGGTTTGCCACCAAAGCAGCCCCTAATGAAGTTCACGACATTCTCCAAGCCCTTAATGCAGGCATCAACGAAAGAGCGCCAACCTTTCTGGGATCCCTCGAAACTCTTGACCTTGTCAGCGAACTTCTGAGCTCCATCAAAGATATCGGCGGCCTTCTTCCAAGATACTCCAACAAGGGCTACGACTAATGCTACAGTACCCGCGGCATAAATGGGCCTCTCAAATGCGCTCTGTGCAACAATCTCAGGGGTCCCCTCCTTGTTGAGCATAGGCTCAACCACGTACTGGTTGAAGCCCTCTAGAGCGACGCGCGTCGCGGCAAAAGCTGCATGCATGTGCCCCTGCCCGGTTGTGAGCACGCGCAGGATGGACAAACCAGC